TTTTTTTTTTTTTTTTTTTTGATTTTGTATTTGGTTTTGTTGATTTTTTTAAAGTACAACAAATTGCCGCGCTTGAAGCGTCGAGAGCAACTTGTGAGAGTCAAGAAACATGATTTTGTACAGAAAATTCGGTCAAACCAGACAGAAACAAAGATATACATTAACTACTTCAGAGGAACTTCGGTGGTATACATGTCGCTAATGATAGCGCCCATGCCTTCGAGAGGACTGGCGTGCGTGATGCGTGCCAGAACCGGAAGTCGGTTGAAGTAAGGTCCGTCGCGATAGAGGTTGGCATTACCGGGTGCACCTGCGTGATGCTGTCCGATATTGTGCATAGCCAGGGCGGAATCAGCAATGTCGGCTTCGGGGATACCGAGGTTGAAAACCGAGCCATTGCCTGCCATGGAGATGCGCTCACGGTACCTGTGTGTGGCAGGACCGTAAGGTGCGGAGGACGGAGACCAAGTGACATGATTAGCCATATGGCCTGAAAATGGTATAGCGCTCAGGGGGGCAGATCCTTTCACGAACTTGCAGTATACAGTCATAAGACGTGCAGTTTCGGTGAACCATTGAGTATCGCCATCAAGACCACAGAAAGATTGCCAGCTAAGGAAATCTTCAGAGCGGTTGGCGGTGGAAGGTTCTCCGAACATTGCTTGTGCATAAAGCGAATTGTTCATAAAGGATGAGGCAGCAGTAGCTGACATCCATGGAGCGGTAATCACACCAGGACTCGAGAAGTATGCAACTGTGGCCGGAAGACCAGCAGCAACAGGGGCTTGATAGTATGGGCCGGTAAAAGAATTTTCGGCGCCAGTGAGACATTGGAGGTTGAGGACGGTGCGATGCGCGAGATTGAAGTTGCCGACTGTCATAGTGGAAGGGCTCTGAGCATTAATTTGATTAATGGCAAGAACCAGACGAGTGCGGTAAACATCAAGAATACCTGGGATAGGGACGAGGCGTCCAGTAAGTTGGTGCATAGTGCCGGTGGCGGCATTGGTTGTGGGTACACCATTGGTATTCGTGGTTGCGCGAGAATCATCGGGGAGACGAGGAAATATGTTGGAGTATGAACCAATTGCAGGAGAGGAGGCTGCGAGGTTTGCGATGAGAGTGACGTGAGTGCCGGGCACTGGAAGAGTGTCAGACGGGAAGTTATTATCAAACCATGACAAGAAGAGTTCATTCTCGGTTGAGATCGTGGAGCCTTGTTGTTGAGCACGGAGAGTATGAATTATTTCGAGTATCTGAATATAAACATGGACAAGAAGAGGGTCGAGGAATTCTGATGCTTCGTAAAATTTACGAACAGAAAACACTTTGCGATTAAGGATGTCCAAAATTTGATGAGACAAGAAGTAAGACGGGAGATACCAGTTAGAGCCAAACTGAGGAACAGGAGTGGCACGAAAGTTGAGGCCTAAAGCAAGACGGAGGCTGTTTGTGACGTTGTCAGAAGTGTGGACAAACGGAACAGGAACGTCTGGAGCGGACGAAGGTCCGGGGGGCTTGGAGGCAGAGGCAGTTGTAGCCTTTTGAGCTTGAGCGACTACGTCGCGTTGGCCGAGGGCGTCACGTGCTTCTTTCTTTTCGGGTACTGGAGGTGTGGCAGCTTGTTGGAAGCTACGCATCTCTTCGAACTGTTTGCGAACGTACGACATAACGTCGTCGATGCTTTTAATGGCTGGATCAGACATATTTGCGATGAAGAAGGGGGTGTTTATGATTTAGAGCGTGATTTGCTTGGGATTGTTTTTCCTTTAGATTGAAAGAGTCAAAGGGTTTCTTTGGGGGCTTTCTCT